CGGGAATTTTGTGGGAATGTCAGCCTGACCCGCTCTTTGATTGAGTAAGCTGATTTTGTGTTGAGTTGGTTTGTTGAAGGTTGGAGCTGGGTAGGGCTTTGGTAAGAGGACATGATTATTTTCCGATGACTTTGCCGGCAGTATCCGGCGATTTTTGGAAGAGTTTAGGAAGATTGAGACCGGGAAGATTGCCTATTGCGCTTGTTGCACCCCTTCCGGCATCTATCCAGCGTTGGGCTAAAGGTAGCCCTTCCTTCTCGGCTGCGATATCTGTGCGTGCTTGGACAGCGCTTGAAGTGCTAGCCGCTTGGATGCCGGGTAATTGAGCAGCAAGATTCGCTGACTGAGCGTGAACATTTGCAATTTGTGCATCAGTCAGCCCCATACCTTTTAGAAGTACATCGGTTTGGGCTTGCCTATAGGGAGCCTCAAGAAGCTTGGTGTTGTAGTCAACCAGGTTATTTGAAGACTGAGTATTTTTCAGCCTAACGTCGGCTCGGATGTTGTCCTCGGCCGCCTGAAGGTTGAGTAGCTCCTGAGTCATCATTGCACCAGCCTTCGCAGAATGCGTGAAGTCTTTAGCAATGTTTTCTTGTGGCGCAGCAGCGCCAGCGGGGGTCGAAGCCCCCGGCCCCCCTGTAGCGGAAAGGATAGGATTTAGCCCAGCGGCACGAAGGTCAACGACTTCGCGTTGATGAGCTGTGTTGCTCATCCTTTCCTGAAACTCCATCTGTCTTTTTGCTTGCTTCGCTGAAGATCTGTTTGACAACAGGCCGCCAAGTAGCGAAGAAGCGCCGCCAATAAGGGCGCCGCCGATACCTGCAACAGCAGGAACGGCAGCAGCCCCGGCGCTGATAGTGACGGGGACTGCCATGTTTTTCTCCTCAGAAGTGATCGATTAGACCAGGGACGCCATAGGTCGGCATGGGTCGAGTGCACCGCATGTTGATGTAGGTGTCGAGAAGGAAATGGGGTTCGCTTGTGACCGCAATAACACGATCAAGCGGAGGATTTTCGACGATAAATGCATCGTCCAGGACTGGCGCCGTTGCGAAGTCTTGCGACAGGTGCCAGGCGTCCAGGGATTGAGGGAATGACGACCGGAACTCTCCGGTGATCATGGAGGGTTTATATCTGTATTCCGCATATCTTTCTTGATATCCGAACACTTTGTCATCATTGGCCGGGATGCCGTCGCAGAAAATTTCTTTCTGGAGAACAGCCTGCTCGCCGATATGCGAGAGCGCTGGCCAGTAGAAGTCGAAACGTGTTTTACGACTCCACATGCGATTCAGACCTTGCTGATATGTAAGGTCTGCACGGACCGAAACCAGCCCGAGAATCAGGCAATGTTCGGTGAATGACGACGTAAAGCCGTTGTTTTGAAGAAGTGCAGTACCGATCGCCGCAAGGTTGCCCTGGGGCGTATCGGCATAGGTGCCAGTTGGAGAGGTCTGGGGAATTGGGGAGATATTGACCATGGTGGAACCACCGCCCAGGTATTCCGGACGCTGCAATCGCGCGTCGGGAGAAGTAACGCCAAAGTGCGATTTGATTAGCTCGGTGTACCTGGTGCCGCCCCTGGCGTCACGTTCGAAGATTTTTTGAACCTGGAACGCTTGGCGGAGGGAGTTGATTGTGGCGGCAGTTGCCTTGCTCAGATCAGCATAGATGGCCGGGTATCCCGTAGTCCCATCTTGCTTGACGAGAACCGAGTTATTGGCCTGCGCCGGATTGATGACGGCAGCCGAAGCATAAAGCGTTGTGCCAGTCTGGCCGGACTCGTAAACAGTCCGGTTTGATTCTGGATAGACGTTGTTTTCCTTGCCGATGCCGATGACCGGCGCGAAGTTGCCGAGCGGAATTTCCACCGCATCGCCCTTCTGTGGCCAAGGAAGTGCTGAAGTAAAGTAATCGTGGCGCTTTCCGCGCCGTTGGAGGTTGTATTGCCCGGACGAATGAAGGTCGGGGCCGTTTCCAGTTGGAACCTCAAGAGATTCCTGCAGGTTTTGGTCGCGGAACCACTCATTCCAAATGAGGTTGTAGGCGCGATGCCAGAGAGCAGAAACGGACAGATTTTGAACGCCAACAGGGAGACCCATGTAATCCTCAAGGGAGTTGGGCTCAAACGCTGTCAGTGAGTTGGTAAGTTGGGGAATGGTGAAGTCGGTGCTATCACCGGGGTTTTTTTGTTCGCCGTTAAATTTCTGCCAATTATCCCAGACCAAGCGGATTGGGACGGCGAAGTAGAAAACGTCCATGAACATGTTGTCCATGATCGGGAAGATCGGCGTAGCAAGCCGGGCGAAGCCGGTCAGCCGGACGTTGAAGGTATCTCCGGGTAGAGCCTCATCGACGAGAAACGGGACTAAATAGCCCGCGTCGAATGTGGTTTTGTAACCGTGTGAACGGTCAAAGGTTGAACGGGGGATTTCAGCCTTGGGTACTTGGCTGAAAGCGTGAGACATGACGGATTTGTGGCCGTGGTGAGGGACGCCGAAGGACATGATTTAGGCCTTTACGAGAGAACCGCCGTTTAGCGGATTTTTTTGGAGGGGGGTGTATTCAATCGCGCCCGTGAGATCGTCGAAGGTGCCGAGTTGCACCAGATCGAAGTCGTGAGGGTTGCGAGAGATTTCGGAGTGAACATCTTGAACGGCATTTGCGAATAGCCGTTGGCCGTGGGGAACGTTGGTAGCGAAGAAGGGGGTTGAATAGACTTGCGTGATTTGGTCGTAAATCGAGAACACGATTTTTTGCATTTCAAAGTTTCCTTTTCAGGGTTGAGATTTGGGATTCTTTGCAGATTTGGCGATCCCGTAGCCGTTGAGGAGTGTTGTCTGCCTTGTGCGATTTGGCTTTAAGTTGCCGCTGGAACTTGAGACGCTCGACCGCTTTAAGGTCGAAGCCAGCGTAGACGCGATCATAGAAGCGAGGCGGAAGCATTTTGCGACCGCGAATGACAATAAAGTCACTGGGGTAAACATCCGACGAGAATTTATCGAACCAGCCGCGGGCGATGCCGGGACGGCGAGACATAGTGACGTAGGGTGGAAGGCGTTGGAAGACTTCTCCGGTCTTTGGGTCGAAGGCCCTGTAATGCGCTTGTGCGCGCTCGCCTGTAACTTTCTTGAGGATATATCTCGCGGTGTAGGCGGCGGATTCAAATGAAACCTCGCCGATGAGGGCTTGCCCATGACCCCAGATTTTTGCGAGTTGCTCGGATATGTAGAGTTTGTCACCTTGGCCATTTTCATTGTGGACGACAAGGTCTGTCGGCCTATAGCCATAGATGATTGCATGATAGTGCGGTCGCTCGGTCTGATCGCCGTACTCGCCGCAATGGAAGAACCGGATTTTTGTGTTTGCATACTTGCGTAGCCTTTTCATGAAATCCTGAAAGTGTTTCTTTACCAGTGTGCCACCTGGGGGAAGATTCTCGGGATCGTATGTGAGGGTAAGGAAGCATTTTCGGTCGTGTAGTTGTGCCTCATGCATGAGACGGACAGCCCACTGTCTGGAACGCTCAAGCCGACAGCCGATACATTGTCCGCAAGGCACAGTAACGGGGAGGTCACGGAAGCCTCCCGCGCCGAAAACGATTTTGCGCTTCCCATTCGGAGTTAAGTCGGCCGACTTGTGGCCATGGAGGGGATTGAAGCAGGGCATCTCATAGACGGATGCCGCCCCGCATGGGATTACTTTGAAGATTTTTCTTGTGGGTTAGGCCCGCAGTTGACGAGAACTGACGGCGTGAATTTTTGTTGCTCATTTTGTGTCGTTTCATGGTGTGCCCCTAGTACGAAAATATTAGAAAAAAGTACGAGAACTGCCAGAGGGATAAGCGTTTTTTTACTCCTTCGGAGGTTGATTTAGACCCCTTTTTGGAAAAAGGTGTCAGTTGGAACAGTTACATCAAGTAATAGACTGTTCCGGTTTTTCTGTCAACTAGGTTGGACAGGTTGCGCCCCTTGGTTTTGATTGAAGAGAGGATTGAGGTTTGTGGTGCGCTGACGGATCCCCGGCGTCGGGGATCCTTCGTTTTAGTCGCTCGCCGCGCTATTCGCTTGCGAGCTTGTGCTGATTTTTGAATCCGGTTGAGTTTGGTTTTTCAACACGGAAGTAGGGATGGGCGGCGAGTAGTCCTCGCGCAGTAGGCCCATCTGGTGGAGCTCCTCGCGATTTTGCTCGTTACTGGTGAAATCAAGGAAAGCTGCCGGGTCGTTACCGAAGCGTGAACGCACGGACGACGGCAGCTCCTCGAATAGCGTATTGGCGCTTGCGACCATTTCCATGGCCGCCTGGTACTCGAAACCGGTGGTGTCGAGGTATTGGGGTGCGCGCTCGTTTAGATTGGGCAATTGCCCGGTTTGTTGGTAGCGACTCATTAGGACATTGATGTCGCATTCATCCTTGAAGGATTGTTTAGTCCATCGGGAATTTTGTGGGAATGTCAGCCTGACCCGCTCTTTGATTGAGTAAGCTGATTTTGTGTTGAGTTGGTTTGTTGAAGGTTGGAGCTGGGTAGGGCTTTGGTAAGAGGACATGATTATTT